TGCGGGCTCCACCATGTACCCCCTCCGCTCCGATATCTTCTGGAAATCTAACATCATGTCCAAAATTAGTAGGATAGAAAGATATAACTGATTCTGGTGATCCCATTGCAAATTGATTTTCACTGCATAATCTACCTTTTCCAAGATGGGTAAAATTATCATAGAAATTCTTTTGTTCAGCACCCATTGTTTTCACATCCACTACTTCGGTGCCCCCAGTATCCACATCTTCTGTAACTAATTGTTCTGTATTTTCTGGATGCATATAATTAAAATCCAAAGTATCATATTTCATTCGTACCAAATCATGAGTAAGAAGACGATTAGAATACATTCCCGCTTGCAAGTTCTTTATGACATCAAAATTACTCTCAAATTTATATTCATCAACCGAGGTCATTTCGATAGCAACGTTTTTGAGATTGTCTGATTCATTCCTCATTTTCTTAGGTTGAACCACATATACTTCTTTAACTTTTTGTTCCGGTGCAGAATATTCCAACTCTTTACCATCACCTTCTCCCATTTCTGACCGATATCCTGTGCCCCCGCCAGCCATAAGAGTTTCCATAGAGACAAAAAAGAATCCTTTCACGGTTTCATAAAAAACAAAACTCGACCCCACCGCATGTTTGCCTGCGGACACTGCTCTTGAAGCAAGAAAATTAAATGCCTTGAAAGGGGTCTGATTTGGAATAATTAAATTGGTAAGGTTCCTGGTAGGTTCAATAAAAAACTTTTTCCTGTCTTTTAGTTTTCTCCCCCTCTTAAAATATTGCGAATAAATGTTCTTTGCTGTAGCAGATATTCTACGAGGTTCTAATGTAGCAGGATTCAGGGCCGATTTTGCAACTTTAGATTTCAAATTGATTAATGCTTCTTCAGAAATTAAGTGCAATGTATATACGAGAATCCCCTCATTCATTTTTCTAACATCAGAAATTTTATATACCCGGAACTTTAAATTGATAATCCCCTCACTTAAACTTCCCTTAAATGGCCCGGTCGTTTGTTCTTCTCTTTCTCTCTTGATTCCAGTTGTTTTCACATGAATGTTTATAGTTTCTTCTCCGATAATTGGAACGGATTCCATTAGTCCTACACCATCCGTAAGTGTTACATTAGCCGTTAAACAATTAGCAAAAATGTCTTCATAGATATTGAGGTCCGACCAGGATGCTTTCAGATCAATATATCCTTTATTCTTTTTATTGGGAGAGGTTAAAGTAAGTTTTTCAATATCGAATTCACCAGGAGTAGAGGGAATTTTCCCCTGTTTCGGATTCGCTAAATTTTTACTCTTCGTTCCGTGATCGGCCGTTTCAGTAGTTACACCTTGCGTTTGTTTGCGTCTTTCTAGTACAACTCCGAATTCTCCCCGTGGTCCGTTAGCCATTATCCTAATTTCTCCGCATGTTCAGACAAAATATCTCCAATGTACGTTGCTTTAATTAATTTAATATCGCGTTTCGATTCATTTTCTTCTTGTTCCCAATTATAACAATATACAATCTTTCTATCTGCCTCGTCCAACGCATCATATGTTGTTACATCAACCTCAATGCAGGCTTGTGGAATAGCATCAGTTGATCCTGTCGCCTCTACTCTTGTTCTTACTATTTGTTCATAATGATGTACTCTATTCATTGCAGTATTAATAGTACCATATTTGTCTTTCATATAATTTTCAAGATCTCTAGTAGCCAATGGCCATTCATAAAGAGGATCATGTATATCATTAATCAAAAAGATTAACCATGTGAACTTTACATCACCATAGACCTTATGAGATGTGAGATCTGGGCGCTCACCTTCAGGAATCGAATAAGGGAAATATTGAACAACATCGTTCATAATAACATTTCTCAATTTCGCCCGTTCCATAAGATTAATGGCGGTTTTGTATTTTGGTGGTGCCGTTCCAGTAATATTATAGTCTATTTGTGGATAGTGCTGAAAAAATTCAGACATGATTTACTCTCCTTTTTTTATTAAAATCCGGCTTTGGTAACTTTTTGTCGATGCATTATTTCTAGTTCCATAAATGAAAGTCCCATCTGCATTGAAACTGGATATTGTGTGCCCTCAAAGAATAATGGAACGCCTTCGGTATTATAATCCATTTCACACGATGTACATACTGATCTACCTATATTAAACATTGGGTTTGTAGGCCCGGTAGGCAAAGCTTCTCCATTAATATAATAAGTTATTACAAATTCATCTGGATAACTAAATAAACCCGCCGGAGAAGTTTTGTTGTTTCCTCCTGAATGAGAAGGTAACATAGCAGCTTTAAATGCATTAATTATGTTAACGCATGTTCTAGATTCGGAAGAATCCTTTGGATTGAACTTGAAGGTAAATTTATGTTCTCGCATGTCAGAAGGTCCTTTGTATGCCGCAACAATATATGGATTTAATACAGCTCCCCTAGCTTGTTGCAAGATAGTTTTACCTGTTTCACCCCCCAAAGCTCCTCCTGCAAGAATCCCAACGTCCGTCCCCTCACTAGCCAGAGATTTGGCCTGGGCTCCTAACATTTTTTTCATTCCCCACGCGCTATGACCTGATTTTTGGAGTGATTCAAGTGCTCTTCCAGCTACTTGACCCAAAGCAGCTGCAGAATATTCTGATTTATAGGATGTTTGTAGAGCATCATTGGGAATATATAACGCAATATCCAATGTTTGGGCACCGCTTCCTGTTCCACGATTAAATGCAAAAGCATCAAAAGATATCCAATGTTTTGATGTTGATCCGCTTTTTAGATCAGGGGGATATTCGTAGAGGGCGGCAGCCATTTTTACTTCTCCATTGAAGAGTTAATTATTAAAGGTTCTATATATTTATATGAGATACAAAGGAAAATTTCGACCAGAAAACAGAGAAAAGTACAAAGGTGATCCTACCAATATCGTTTATCGGTCTGGTTGGGAACTTAATTTTATGAAATATTTAGACCGACAACCAAACGTTCTAAAATGGTCAAGTGAAGAAATTATTATACCCTACAAGTCACCTATTGATGGTCAATGGCATCGATATTATCCCGACTTTTGGGTTAAAACCTCCGTTGGTGAGACACTAATTGAAATCAAACCTAAGAAACAGACCGCTCCTCCCAAACCAAACCCGAAACATAAGCGAAGATACCTAAGAGAAGTTAAGACATGGGGAATTAATGAAGCAAAGTGGAAAGCCGCAGAGGAGTTCTGCGAAAACAAGGGATGGAAATGGCAAATCATGACTGAAGATACCCTCAACAATACTAAATAGTTATATTATGGCATCAAAGGAATCTTATTTAGATAAATTAAAAAAAGCAATCGATACCAACAACATCGCGTCCAAAGCTCGAGCTGCGGGGAACTGGTTTCGGTCAGTTGTTAACAGAACGCGGGGAAAGTTTTCTGGAGAAACACCTTCATCTATTCTTTCTAAATACGATGCGGCTGCAAATCAAGTGCTTGGGAAAATGTATTTTTTTACGTATGATCCAAAATGGAAAAAGGAACTACCCTGGTACGATACTTTTCCATTAATTTTCCCTATTAAGACTTATCCCGATGGATTTCTTGGACTCAATTTCCATTATTTGAATCCGAAAGAACGAGCAGTATTAATGGATCAACTTAAATCTTTTGCAAATAATAAAAGGTTTGATGAATCAACAAAATTATTATTGACCTATCAAACAATAAAAAAAATAGGAAGAGCAAGACCTACAATACACAGATATCTTGGAAAACATGTTAGTTCTAAATTTGTTCTTATTGATGCGGATGAATGGGAAGTAGCTCTTTTCCTTCCAGTTGAAAGATTTAAAAAAGCAAACAAAAAACAAGTATGGTCACATAGCGGGAGAATGTTTTAATGTTTTTACCATCAGAATTTATGTCAAAGGTTGATAATTTAGGCAGTCTTGCGAGAAAACACAAATTTACAATTCAAATTATTGAACCTTCCGTATTACGAACAGGGTCAATCAATAATGGATCTGATTGGGGAGTTGAGAGCAGCCAAATTCCTTCAAAGATAGAATTCCTCGCAAGTGCAGCATCTTTACCAGGTAAATCTTTTGCGACCACAACTCACCGAATGTATGGATTTGGATTGGATGTTCCGTACGAAGCATCATACGAACCCGTGCAACTTACTTTTATGAATACAAATGATTATTCACCAAGAACATTCTTTGAAGATTGGATGGCCAATATTGCACGGATTAAAAGTTATAATATGCACTATTACAATGATTTCATATCGACAGTAAATATTAGTGCTTATGATGATTTGGATGATAAGAAATACGAATGCAAGTTAATAGAATCTTGGCCGAAAAGTATGTCCGCAATAGAAATGGGTTGGGATGGACAAGATGTACAGACCTTTACAGTAGACATCCAATATAGCTGGTGGGTTAGTGATAAACAATCAGAAGGAACTTTTTAATTTTATACATTATTATAGGAGAATATTATGGCTTTACCAAAGGTAAGCACACCGACTTATGAATTGACAATTCCATCTTCTGGTGAAAAAGTCAGTTACAGACCTTTTCTTGTGAAAGAAGAGAAAACATTATTATTAGCAATGGAATCAAAAGATACCAATGCAATGTCCAATGCCATGAAAGATATTATATCTTCCTGCACTGAAGGAGATGTAAACCTTAATGACCTTGCACCATTCGACCTTGAGTATTTCTTTTTACAACTCAGGGGAAGATCGATTGGTGAAGTTATAGAAATGAAATCGCCCAGGCCAGTAAATTTTACAAATTGCTGTAAGGAAGCAAAAGAAGATGATGTTTGTGATTTGAGAATTAATATAGATGACATAACAATAAATACTTCAAAAATAATGCCATCAGAGATAGAAATTAATAAAGATATCGGCGTAAAACTGAAGTATCCCGCAATGGAATCAGTACAAAAATATAACATTGAAGAAGATAATATGAAGTCCGAAGATGTTTTTAAACTGATTGTAGATTGCATTGATTATATTTGGGATGGTGATGATATTTTTCAATCTAAGGATCACAGCAAAAAAGAACTAAATGAATTTTTAGATTCTCTTAGTTCTGGACAATTTGAAAAGATTAAAAATTTCTTCGAATCAATGCCAAGATTATCACACGATGTTGATTGGAAATGTCCAAAGTGTGGAAAAACTAAAACATTGGTATTAACAGGAGTAGACTCTTTTTTCGTATAATGCTGTGTCATGATAGTCTGGCAAACCACTACCAGACTAACTTCGCCATGATTCAGCATCATAAGTGGAGTTTAACGGAAT